CTCCAATCAAAAACACCGGAGGTCCCTTTCATGACGTCGACTTATCCGAAAACAAAAACTGATCGGATGAATAGACGCTACTATCTCCAGAATATCACCTTTTCAGGTGGTCCTGGTGGTGTTGTCACTACGTCGGAATCAGTGACGGGTACAACTACTACGGATAGCGTATTTCTCGGTGCATCTCCACCCGGATGGAAACATAACATCGCGGTTGGCGCTCAAGCCGGAAGTACGTTGATCGGGAGCAGGTTTAAGGTTAAGCCTCGCACTGGTAGTACCTTTGCAATATATTTGCCAGATACGCCCAGTAATAGGCCACCTAAAACTCTGTCAAATCAAGGGAGTCAAAGCCCGGGTCAACCGAGCAATCCCGCGACCTCAGTAAGTACCCAAGCCGATAACAAGGCAAGGGAGAAGCTCTTGGGCAAGTATCTCGAGGCTCGTAATAACTTTCGCGGGGGCAATGTCCTCGCAGAGTTTCGAGAAACTGTCCACATGCTTCGTCATCCCATAAGCACCATATTCGGTAGTACTATTAAATTAACCAAGAACCTACGTAAAATTAGGAAGCTTGGTTATACCGAAGAATACCGTAAACGGTTAGGTGATATGTGGTTGACTTACTCGTTCGGCATTAAGCCGCTGTTCGAGGACATTAAGGATTACAATAAGGCCGTTGAAGCCTTAGGTAAGTCTCCCCGTTTTGACGGTATCCCGATTTCCGGGTCCGGCACAGCGGAGTCAGCAGTAGACGATACTTTTTCGTCTGGCTGGGGTAACAACCCGACATCCTACCGGTACTCTCGTAGTATTATCACGAAGTCCATCTGTAGGTATTACGGTGTTATCGGGGCGCGACCAGATAATTTCTCCCATGTGGCAGAGTCCTTCGGGTTTGACCCGTGGGACATTCTTCCTGCTGTGTGGGAGGCGATACCTTGGTCGTTCCTTGTCGATTACTTTGTCAATGTTCAACAAGTGCTCGACGGCATGCGCTTCGCCAGTGCGGATCTGAAGTGGATGAATAAAGGATTTAAAAACTCCATTACTCATAAAATTTCAGATGGCGTACTTATCCCGCCGGATCCAACTCTTTGGTCCATAACGGGTGGCGTTGGCGGTGGT